TAAACCTAAATATTCGGAGCAAACAAAAACGGTTGCTTTTCGTTGTCCATTGTCAAAAGTTGATGAACTGAAAATTATTGTCAAGTCTAAACTTTCGAAGTGGTCGGTAAAATAGCAGTTAACTAATGGCTAACAGAACATTTAATACACATCAAATGCCTATCATTACTATAAAATATATTGCAAAATGGCACTTAAAATCAGCCCCACATTATTGGTTTACAAGTTGCCAAAAATGTTATAATACTAAAAGTGGTAAGTTTATAAATCAGATATTAAAAGGCAGCACCATTGGTTATATTATTAATGGTAAATTTGTATCAATAAACAATATCAAGAAAGATTTGGAGTTAATTGAAAAGCAAAATTGCCCATTCTAAAAACTTATTAAAAAAATAATTTTGCTATAAATCAGCAAGTTATAATATTTATTTGAAAAAGTGTTGCGTATATCAAATTTATAAACGTAGTTTGCAATATCAAATCGAAACAATTAAAAATAAATAATCATGGCAACTGCAAACACATCATCAAACAGAAACTACAACGAAGTAAATCATTACTTAGCAATTTCAAATGAACTTGAAATAGGTTCAAAAGAATGGTATCAAGCTATTAAAAAAGCTGGTTACAAATTCGCTTACAGATGGATTAATTCAGATACAGAATGGATGTATTTTGCGACTAATAACGCAAGAGCTTGTGAAGGTGCTGCCGTATTATACGCAACTGAAAAAAAGACTGATATGAAAACCGCAAGAGAATACTACTCTGAATATGTAGATGTATATTCTTTAGATGAAATCATTAATGATTGGTTTTAATTTTAACAAATATTAATTTAATAAACAAATGACAACAACAATTATCAAAATTGCAGAATTAACAGAAAAAGTAAACAACGCACTAACACACACCGCTGAAGGTCGTGAAGATGTTGTAATAGCTTGCAAAAATTTATACAACTTAATTGAAGAAGATGTAGTCAACGCTGACAAAGAGTGGATGTTAAAAGGAATGTATGAGGATTTATGCAGTGGCAACTTTGCCGAACCATTTATGTGCGAAAAAAAGAAAGAAACATATACGATAATTGTTGAAGTATATAACACTAGAGTAGTACCTTATTTGTAATTAATTAATTTAATAAACAAAATGACATCACAAGAAATCTGCAACCACCAAGTAAGACTCGATGATTTGAGTAACTTACTGCACAAGGTCAACATGAGTAGGATAATACTTAAATCTGAAGTTGATAATTTAGAATTAGCGAAAAAAAATAATCACCTCATCAAGTATTATTTTACTAAGGTTGAATTGGCTCGATGGAACTACGCAAAAACCATCACTGACTACCAATCTGCATTAGGTATATTTATAGAGCAAGTAGAGGCATCAGAGTATTTAAAATTAGACTTATTAAACCAATATCAATTATCATAATGCAATCAATATTTAAATCACTATCAATCTTGCTAAGTGGCGGCAAGTTAGATTTAGACCAACTGACTGAGTTAAGATTATCAGTTAATGAGTATATCTACCAACAACAATCAGAGCTATTTAAATCAATTGCAATGCAACTAAGACAAGATATTGAGGTTGCAATTTCAGACCTTAAATATCAATATGAATCACAGGCAGAAATTGAAAGACAACACCAGGAAGATGGGTGTTAATTTAACAAATTTATAAAATAAATAATAATACAAATGACAAATCAACTCCAAAAACAAACCGCAAAAGGGCTACTTACAAGCCCATCAGTTCAAGCCAAATTTACAGAAGTAATAGGCAAAAAATCAACTCAATTCATTACATCAGTATTACAGATTGTAAACAACAACAAGCTACTTGCTAATGCTGACCCAAATAGCATACTAAATGCGGCTATGACTGCTGCAACTCTTGACTTGCCAATCAATAATAACTTAGGATTTGCTTACATCGTGCCTTATGGCAATGCAGCTCAATTCCAAATGGGATGGCGAGGGTTTGTTCAGCTCGCACAAAGGACAGGACTATATAAGACTATTTCAGTGAGTGCTATCTACGATGGGCAATTAGTTAGTAATGACCCATTGAAAGGTTGTGAATTTGATTTTAGTGTAGTGCCAGTAGGTAAGCCAATCGGATATGCTGCATATTTTAAATTGTTAAGCGGTTACGAGGCTACATTGTACATGAGTCATAGTGAAGTTGAGGCACATGGTAAGAAGTATTCAAAGACTTATAGTAGTGGGCCATGGAAAGATAATTTTGAGGCAATGGCTAAAAAGACTTGTTTAAAATTATTACTTTCAAGATTCGCACCGCTATCAGTTGAGATACAAATGGCAGTTACATTAGACCAATCAAAAATAAATGACAATTTACAACCTGAGTACATAGATAATCAAGATGCTGAATTTACTGAAGTTGACAAAGAAAGAGACAGAGCCATTGATATGATAGCAGATTGCACTTCAATTGATGAATTAATTGCATTAGAAAAGCAATTAGGCTATGGATATGAGGTTGAAATTAAAGAAAAATCATCTACATTTAAGATATGAACTACGATAACTTACTATTTAGATGCTCATCAGCAGGTAATTTAATAGCTGAAAAAGAAGTGGCAGGCGGATTAACTGAAACAGCTATATCACTACTTGAAGAAAAACACATATATTCTCAATATGGAATTGAAAAAGATATTGAAAGCAAATACATGACTAAAGGCACACAAGTTGAAGATGATAGCATAACCTTACTATCAAGGCTTGATAAGATATTTTACAAAAAGAATACTCAGATATTTAGTGATGACTTTATCATCGGCACTCCTGACATCGTTACTAATGATTGCATAATTGACATCAAATCTAATTGGGATATATTTAGTTTTTATAAGGCCAAGCGAGCAAAGAAAATGAATAAGATATATTATTGGCAGTTGATGTGCTATATGCACTTGGCAGGGCTTAAATCTGCTAAATTAGTATATTGTTTAGTTGATACCCCTGAACAATTTATTGAAAAAGAGATAATAAACTTATGGTATAAATTAGGCAAGCCAAGTAGTGATGATAAATACTTTATTCAAGCTAGCGAAGACCTTAGAAAAAAGGCAATTTATAGCCACATTCCAATCAAAGAAAGGGTATCAATAACGACTCTAGAGTATGATGCTAAAGAGATGGAGAGATTACAAAAAATAATATTAATTGCTAGAAAATATATGAATGATAATTTTTTAAACGACTAACAAAAATGAAACTACCTAAAAAAGTATTAATAACTAAAGAAAATAGTGGCGGATTTATGAGACCAGCAGAGGCGGTTGACTACTTAAATGTATCACTATTTACAATCCATCACAACCTTGTAAGTAAGTTACCTGTCTATGCCAAGAGAGGTGATGAATTTGTACTAATTGAGGGCTACGATATGCCACTAGTTGACATGGCTAATCTTCCAAGCCACACCAATGAAAAACAAAATTACGATTTATATCATTTTAGAAAAAAACAATAATTAATATGAAACATAACCAACCAATGACCATGACAGACATCGCAGTCTTAATGGTATGCATGACCGCACTTGCAGTAGTGCTACTATTAGCTGTCTATGTGGAGCAAAAATATAACGGTCATCATAATGCAAATGATTCTAAATATACAACAAGAAAATAAATAAATAACAATGTCAAACACATATTATGGTTCAATTGACTTTAGCAAATTGCTAGAGGAAGCAAAAAAAGGTAATAAAGCCTTTCACAAATCAGACAAAAATGGTAGAATTTACCTTAATATCCAAGTATTTATCAAGGATGAAGTTGATAGTTATGGAAATTCGATGGCAATTCGCAGCACATTTAAAGGTGCATCCAAAGATGATAAGTTTTATTTTGGTAATTTAAAGCCATCAGAGGAAACTGAACAACCGATTCAATCAAATGAAATACCAGGCGAAGATGATTTGCCTTTTTAAAATAAATTTGTTTATTCAAATATTTTAAATAAATTTGCAATGTTAAATCCCTCATTTAATGAAAATCTTTAAAAATTTATACCCATGTACAGAGTCATTTAGCTATTTGAATATAGCGATGGGGGAGCTTTGTATATGGGTATTTTTTATTTGATATGCCAACATATTCTGAATTATTAAAAGACCCACGATGGCAACGTAAGAGGTTAGAAGTATTTAAAAGAGATAAATTTAGGTGCATCGCTTGTAAAGATACTCAAGAGAATTTGCAAGTTCATCACATTACTTACAAAAAGGATTTAAAGCCATATGAGTACGAATTAAAGTATCTTGTTACATTGTGCCATACTTGTCATCAAGATGTAACAGAGTACAAGAAAATCATTAAAGAATACATAGATTTCAACTTGATAACTCCAAACCAATTATATGAGTTATGTAATTTAATGTACTACTCTAAAAGATTGACCATATCAGAGCTGACTCAAATCACGAATAAGGCTAAAAGTATTTACACCAAAAAACAGATTAAGAAAGATGGCAAAAAGATTCACTGATTCTGAGAAATGGAAAAAGCCATTTATAAGGAACATGAAAGCCCCTTATAAACTTCTTTGGTTGTACATATTGGATGAGTGTGACCATGCAGGAATATGGCAAGTAGATTTAGAAGTTGCTCAAATAAAAATAGGAGAAAGATTATCTTTAGATTTAGCTTTGCAATATTTAGGTTCAAAGATTTTACAAATTGATGGAGGTGAAAAATGGTTTATTTATGACTTTATTGAATTTCAATATGGGGCATTAAATCCAGATAATAGAGCTCATAATTCTGTAATCAATCTTTTAAATAAATATCAAATAGATTATAAAAATAAGCCACTTACAAGCACCTTACAAGGAGCTATGGATAAAGATAAGGATAAAGATAAGGATAAAGATAAAGAAAAAGAAAAGGCAGAATTAAAAAAGTTTATAAAAGATTTAGATTGGTTAAATTTGGTAATCGAATGGTTAGATTACAAAAAAGATAGAAAAGAAACTTACAAATCTTTAAAGTCAACAGAAGCTATGTATGAAAAACTTTTAAGTTTGTCTAACAATGACTTTGATACTGCTAAAAAAATTATTGAAAGTGCTATTGCAAATAACTATTCTGGTTTCTTTGCTATTGAAAATAAAAAACAAAAACAATTTATTCAACAAGTACAGGAAGTACCAAGTCACCTAAAAAAAGTATTGAATTTTGAATAACGATAACATACCTCCGCATAATTTAGATTACGAAAGAGCAGTGTTAAGTTGCTTGATTAATAACTCTACCAACGTAACTATTGATGAAGTAGCAATGTTGCTTACTCAAGATGATTTTTATACAAATAGCAATAAGATAATTTACAATGCTATACTTGAACTTAATAAAACAAGCATAGCAGTTGACATATTAACACTATCAAAAATACTTGAAGATAAAAATCAAATTAATCAAGTAGGTGGTAGGATTGGAGTAACTGAAATAAGTAATAATTTTACAAATGTCTCACAACTCCAGCATAAATGTTTTTATTTAAAAGAACTTACTCTCAGAAGGAACTTAATCAAAGAAGCTCACAATATTTTAGGTAAAGTCTACTCACTTGATGAAGATATATTTGAGTTAATGGATGAGTTTGATAGCAATATTTCTAAGATAAAAAACATTGATGGTACAAGTACTAACCTTAAACACATAAGAGAATCGGTTGATACTGCAATTAAACAACTTGACCAAGCCATGAATGAGCCTATTAAAGTTGAAGGGGTAGAAACAGGTTTCACAAATATTGATGGAGTTTTGCAAGGCATGAAAAATGGGCAAAGTATTACAATTGCTGCTAGACCTGCTATGGCGAAGACATCTCTATTGACAAATATACTTACCAATGTTGCTAAGAAAAGTAACAAGGCGGTGTTATTCTTTTCATTAGAAATGACAAATAGAGAGCTTATGTTGCGTATTATGTCTGCTGAAAGTGACTTACTATCTCATAAGATTGCTCAAGGTAATATATCTCCACAAGATAGCATTAGAGTTGTTGAGGGATTAAATAAATACTATGATACTAACTTGCTAATTGATGATACTGCTGACATTACACCAACCAAGATGAGGGCTATTGCGAAAAAAGTTAAACGAGATTTTGGGAGTATAGCATTAATTGGAATTGACTTTGTTCAAATCATTAAGACAAAAGAGAAAGTTCAAAATAGAGATGTAGAAATCAGCAACATCACCAGGGATATTAAGATACTTGCAAAAGAAATGGACTGCCCAATTATTACACTATCTCAACTAAGCAGAGAGTGCGAAAAGAGAGCAGATAAAAGACCAATGCTAAGTGATTTAAGAGATTCAGGTACAATTGAGCAAAATAGTGATGTTGTAATGTTTATTCACAGACCCGAATACTATGGCATCCAAACATTTGAAGATGGCGAAAGTGCAGTAGACATGGCTGAAATTATTGTAGCAAAAAATAGAGGTGGTAGTGTTGGAACTATTAGATTAGGGTTTGAAGGTAAATACACAAGGTTTAAAAATTTAGGGTTACAAATGCCATCATTTGACATCAATCCAAACAGAAACATAGAACCAAATAGAGATGATGACCAATTTTAATATAAATAAACAAGCAAAAATGCTCATTGCCACCTCAGAGATATGCGGATTTAACCCATCGAGCTTTGAAGATTATGTAAAAGAATTAGAACAAGACTGCAAATTAAGCCTTGTAACGCACGAAAAAGATGCTACCTATACCAATGTATCAAAAGGAATAAACAATGCAACAGAGTGGGTTAAATCATATAAAAACAATAAGGTAAGGCGAGTTAAGTCAGCAGATGAAATACTTAATCAAATAAATGAGATTGAAAAGGGACAAATTAACAAAAGTAAATTTAGATATTAATGACTCCAATTAACTACAACTCTACTACCTGTCAGAAGTGCAATGACAGAGTAGCCATCAAACCTCAATCGCATTGTAAGTGTGGGTTTACAACTGTCTATCTTGATGGCTTATGGCTTATTACTAAGTCAGGGTTGAGCTACACCCACCAACCTTACGCAATTCCAACAAGTTTAAAAACAAATTTAAAATGAAAAATAAAATACTAACCGCAGTTATATGCTGCGACTTTAAAAACTACTCATTAGATGAGTGTATAGACTCAATAAAAAAGGCTGGGTTTGATGATGTACTTTTGAATTATGAGTCATCTGATAATGAACTGCCAAATAACAAAAAACTTTTATTGTTGCTGCCCGAAAATTTACAAGTTTGGCAAATTTCTGAATTTGGAGAATCAGACCGACAATTCGACCAAGACCA